GTGCATTCATGCCCATGTTGATATGGACCAGGGCGGCTGGCGCTGCCTTTTCCATGACAAAACAATAACAACCGATGAACAACGCCTGGGGTGCGAAAAGCATTTATACAACCATCACCTGGTCCCGCATCAAATGGTGGATATGGATGCACCGGGTAACAGCGTTAAATATAGAAAAGTCGATGGGGTTGAGTTTTACAACGGCCAGAAAACCGCTCCTGGTTATTACACCAGCGCCGAAATAAAAGCCGCACCGGCATTATTGGGCGACCCTGGAGCCGATAGTTTACGCGCCGCATTTGGTGGCGTCTTTATGGATGGCAACGAATGATGGCTGTGAAACGCTGGACCGATAAAGAAGATCAATTTTTGCGATTTAACTATGTCCGATATACCAACGAAATATTGGCCAATCAAATGGAACGATCTTCTGGCGCAATAAAAGACCGGGCGGCCAGGTTAGGTATTCAAAAAAGCGGGTCCAGGAAAAGGTGGACGAAAACTGAACATAATTACCTGGCTAAAAATCGAGACATTTTACCACCGTCGGTAATCGCCAAAAAACTGGGTCGCTCAAGGGCGGCTGTTGTTAATCGCTGCACGTTGTTTTTTAAAAACGCGCCAGAGTTTGATCTCGATTTTGATGATTTAAACAAGGCGCATTACAACCCGTTTTTGACGGGAAAAATAGGACCAAAAATAAATGTTAAATAATAAAATAAAAAATGCTCCCCGTTTCCCCTGGAGTGACCAGGACACACAATTTCTTTTGGATAATTACCATTTAAAGACGATTAAAGACATTGGTTTAATACTTAACAAACCCTCGCAAGCGGTCGTGTTTAAATCCAGGCGAATGGGTATTACCAACGTGCCGATGCAACGAGCATTGCGAGAAGGTAATTTTGAAAAGGCTTTGGAAATATACAAAAAAACCGGCTTCTTTTGTCATTTTTTAACCACGAAATTTGGCCACGAAAAGCCTGGTTATCAATCTCGGCATTTTGGTATTTAATATGCAATTACGCGATTATCAAAAGGATTCAATCGACGCCCTTTATTCTTATTTTCAAGAGAACGCGACCGGGCACCCGATCCTGGTGTTACCTACTGCGGCCGGTAAATCTGTTATTGCCGGGGAATTTATTCGCGGATTGATGCAGCAATGGCCAGGGCAACGCGTGCTTTTATTAACCCATGTAAAAGAATTGATTGCTCAGAATTACGATAAATTAATGACGCTTTGGCCCGATGCCCCGGCGGGGATTTATTCGGCTGGCTTAAATCGACGCGATACGGACCACGACATTATTTTTGCCGGAATTCAATCGGTCCACAAACGAGCGACCGAAATTGGCCATATTGATTTAATTATTATCGACGAATGCCACCTGGTCCCCAAAAAGGGAATGGGAATGTATTTGCGATTTTTAAAAAGCATGAATGTGATTAACTCTAAAATTCGGGTGGTGGGATTAACGGCAACACCTTACAGGCTTAATTCTGGTTCACTCATTGATGGTGACGATCGAATTTTTACTGATATAGCTTTTGATGTTGATGTAATGCAATTGGTTAACGACGGTTATTTATCTCCCTTGGTGCCCAAGGCCATGGATAACGAATTCGACCTGTCAGAAATTAACACCAGGGCGGGTGATTACAAAACCGATCAACTGCACGCGCTAACCGATAATGACGCCCTGGCTAGGATGGTATTGGTTGAAATTTTAGCTTATGGCCGCCAGCGTAAATCCTGGCTGATCTTTTGTACCGGTGTTAACCATGCCGAAAAGATGGCCGAAATTATTGCAGAGCATGGCATTACCACGGCCACCATTACCGGGGCCACGCCCACCGACGAGCGCGATTATATCCTGGAGCGATTTAAAGCCGGGGACATTCAATGCTTGACCAACTGCGACGTTTTAACGACCGGGTTTGACGCGCCGGCGATTGATATGCTCGTCTTTTTGCGACCCACTCAAAGCCAGGGGTTATATGTCCAAATGTGCGGCCGGGGTATGCGCCTGGCTGAAAGTAAAAACGATTGTCTAGTATTAGACTTTGGCGGTAACACTCAACGCCATGGGCCAATTAACGCGCTTAATCCACAAGCCGAACAAAAGGCAAAGGGAAGCAAGGCAACACCACCGTCTAGGACGTGCCCAGTTTGTAAAACCATTATGGCGGCGTCGTGTACTAAATGCCCCGAATGTGGCCACCGATTCCCGCGCGATATAACCCACGATCAAACCGCCAGCACGGCCGCCCTTTTGGTGGATTTGGCTTTGCCTATCCCAATAAAACACGAATGGCATAACGTCAATAATGTGAATATTGCTAGGCACAAAAAGCAAGGCAAACCCGATTCGGTCCGGGTCACTTATTGCACCAGCGGCGGTGACTTTTCGACCTGGGTTTGCCCGGCTCATGGTGGGTATGCTGCCGACAAAGCACGCCGATGGATACACGATCATTTTCCAACATTACTAGACCAAACCACGGATGGTATTTTAAACAATGTTGATTATAAAAATGGAATCGCCCCATATTCTATCCGCGTCGACCAAAGCGATAAATACCCCAACATCACCGATTATGACTTTTCTGAATATCGAGAAGAATTACCGTTTTAACTTTAATAATGCTATTAGGAACTAACAAAATGAATGAAAAATTAATGACTATTCCAGAGTATCTAAAACATCAATTCGCACCTGGCTCGGCTCCCAGTGTCTACACGGTCCGCAACTGGATTAACCAGGGTAAAATTAAAGGCGTCAAAATGGGTGGCGTTTATTATATTGCCAATGGCCATGCTGTAAGTTATGCTTACGAAAACCCCGCCGATAATCTGGTGAATAGGGTATTAAATAGTTGAGGTTAAATTATGCGCTATCGGGAAACAAAGGCCACGCAAAGGCTGCCATTGAATCTTTATGAAACCACCAACGGCAAGGGCACGGGTGCTGTTTATTATCGCTATAAACACCCCACCACCAAAAAGTTTCATGGTATGGGCAAAGATAAAGTCGAAGCCATAAAGGCTGCTAAATCGTTAAATGATAAACTCATTGGCGCAAGCTCCCTGGTTGATTCTGTTTTGCATCCATCCACTTCTGTTGAATCATTATGCGATAGTTACCTGGCGTTTAAGAAAAACTTAAAAGGTAAAAAGGCTTTGCAAAAAGCGTCTATTGATGAAATTCGCGGCGCGCATAAAAAGATTAAAATTTACTTTGATGGGTGGAATTGCCGCCAGCTAACCACCATGGCCATATCACAATTTCTTGATGGTATTTATGACCCAGAAGAAAGCGAAGGTCACGCACGCGAGCGCGACAAAACCCGAAAAGTATTTGTGGCCACCTTGAACTATGGACAAACCAAAGGGGAATTGGACACGAACCCCGCGACGCCTTGTTTGAAAATAGGCAACCCGCCAGAAGTCGAGCGCCATAATAAAGACGGTTGGAAAATGATTTATAACGCCGCTGAACCTTGGATGCAAAAAGCCATGGACATTTGTATGCTGACCACTCAGCGCCGGGGCGACATTTGCAATATGAAAAAGGAAAACATAAAAGACGGCGTTTTGTATGTGGTCCAGGAAAAAACGCACAAACATGATACGGGTTATTTGGCCATTCAAATCACGCCAGAACTGAATGAAGTATTAACCAGGACGCTTGGAAAAGATCGCGTTAATATTGTGTCGCCATACTTAATTCACCGTAAACCCAGGGCCTACACTGAGCGCCAAAAAGCCGCTGGAATCCATTTTAGTTACATTAATAAAGACTATCTAACCAAAGAGTTTAAACGCCTACGCGACGACGTGACGGGCGCTTATGACCACTTACCAATGGTCCAGCGTCCAGGCTTTCACCAGGGGCGTGCGTTAGCTATCCATGAACACAAAAAGCAAGGCTGCGCGCCACAACAATTGGCCGGGCACGCCAGCGAGAAAATGACGGATAATTACGACGCCAGGCATGAAGATATAAACTGGGTTGATGCCAGCCTGGAAGGTTTTAGCCTGGCAAAATTCATGGGATAACCATAATGAAAAGCCCAGGGCTGCTTTATTAAGCGGCCTTTTTTTTGCCTATGGTTTTGCAATCTTTTTGCAATCTTTTTGCAACCCAAATTACAGGCATAAAAAAAGACCTTATAAGGTCTTGATATATAGGCATTTATTGGCACGCCCTGCAGGATTCGAACCCGCGACCTACGGCTTAGAAGGCATGGGCCTTATGTACCCTAAGTTGTTGATTATAATGATATTATCAAAACAATAAACAGGTCAAACAGCTACAAACAGCGAGTAACAAAAACAAAGACTTACAAGCGAGTTTTGCAACCTAACTTCGTCTTGCTTGTTACTGCCACGGCATTCTAAAGATAGGTCCCGCCCTAGTCAATAGAATATTTAATTAATTATTTTCCCATGGCTTTTTTGGTGAATAGCTGTGTTAGCTTTTGATAACCAACAGAAGCCGCAACCAGGACCGCCAGGGCTTGTTTATACCAATCGGGCATCATGTCTAAAACCCTAAAACCTTGCTCCACATAAGGCACCGCTGACGGTATAAATGCCAGCACCAGGGGAATGGAAAACAGCAAAGTAAACCATTCGTCTTTCCAGGATTCGCCACTGTTTTTCGCGTGTATTTCGTCCCAGGTGCCCGACTGTTTTAGCTTCTCCTGGATGGCATTATTGCGCCCCTCGATCTCCGCTTTTTTGTTGTCCATTTTACCCTGGAGAAAAGTACCACCGACACCGACCAAGGTTTTAATTAATCCAAGCATTTTAGTAATCCCCCGATCTAATCATCTTTGTTATTTCATTCGCCCTGGCTGGTGTTTGACTTGCCCAATTACTGTTCAAAAATTCATCGGCTGCCAAATCAAAATCACCATTTGCCATATATGCCAGGCTCTTTTTAAACTTCTTTAACCTGGGCAAACCTAATTGGAAACAAATATTAATCATGCAATCTTTTCGCACTTCGTCCAATTCTGCGAACCAGGAGAAGGTTAAAAGCAATTCTTTATTGACCCTGGCCACATCGTTGGCCAATAAAAAATCAATTTCATCATCGGATAAACCAATGCCACCCGCCGGGTCAATATTGCGCCCCACCCCTATGGTGATCTTTTCGGCCGTGCATTTATACGCGTGCGTTTCTACGCCTTCATGGGCGCGCAACATTTCAATAATCATGCTCATTAGTTTAGGTCCCCATTTATATAAAACCAGATTGCGGCCGCCCCTGCGCCCAGGATAAATAAACCTTTTCGCACGACGCTTTCGCCCACTTTTTGATAAAACCTGGCATAAGCAATCTCACTTGCCCTGGATGCAATTTGCTCGATTTCTTCGTCGGTTAATGGTTGTCTATTTTCCATATTCATTTCGTCACTTTTTCAAAGGTTGAATGGTGCCCGTAAAAATTGCCAACCGGGTTAGCTTTTATATAAACTGCGACGCCAATTAATAACCCCATGGCGCCAATCATTACCAGCCCGACCGTAATGGCAATATTTAAATTTTTGGCCATTGCTTTTGCACGCGCTGCTTTTTTAACTCTTAATGCGTGCGCCTCTTCTTTTCGCTCGCGGTGCCATTGTGCCTCGTATGCTATAAAATCACTCCACGCCTGGAGGCGCGTTTTGGAAATCGCAAACTCCAATTCTTTACGCTGGCGCCTGATTAATTCTTGTGCTTGCCAACTTTCCAGGGCGCTACCTTGACCCACTTTATTGCCAGGTTTTTTATTAATCTCACTGGATGCCGTAAACCATTTGGATAATGCCTGGCCCATTTGTACCAGGTCGCGGCCGTTGTTCAAACCCTCTTTGATCACTGCAAAGCTGGCATTTAAGGCCATTAGCTCGACAATCAAAATCTAGCCACCCAGTACAATGTCGAAATCGGACCCCGGTTTTCATACGCCAGGACCCCGTTTATTTTCCTGACTGCAAATCGATCATTATTTTGCCCCTGGTCGGTTTGGGGTTCAGCCACGACAACCTGGCCCACCGGGGCTGGCTGAATCATTACCGCGTAAACCTCACCGACGGTGGACCACATTAGGCTGGCACTATACTCACAAATGCCGGGTCCACTTCGAGGCTTGGCCAACCATTTGTCACCTGGTCCACTTCTCGGTCGCTTGTTTCAGTCTCCGGGCCATAGGTTTCGACGCCATCGTCTGTCGTGTGTTTAACCTTCCTGGTTTCCACCATTGGTGTATTTTGATACAAAATCACATCGTCCAAATCAACCAGGGCGTTAATGGCCGTTTCTTTTGCTTCCATGACTGTATAAATTGCGGTTGCATGGGTGGCAATTTCACCAGGTACGGCAGTGCCACCTTTCGCTTCCCTAGACCAATACCAATCCACTTGGCTTTGCAATGAACCAGCGATTGATTTGACGCTTTGCAGCATAGTGTCTTTAAGCGCATCAACGTCTTTATCAATGGCTGCGTATGTGCCAACAATCTCACCATCACTTTCAGCGCGCGTTAATGCTCCTTGATTGTAATAGCGGCTATCTAACCTAGTCTCGCTGTATGGCTTAATGCCTATCTCAGCCAATTCTTCCTTGCTCCAAAGCACGAATATGTTTCTTGGATATTGAACGTCTCCAATCGTTAAGCCTCGCGCTTTGTTTACTGTAAAACCTGTTTCTGTATTACCAACGAACCACATATTATTCTCCTGTGACTACCATGTTGTTATCGTGCGTTACTAAATTTAAATGGATTTTCTGCAAATGCTAAGAATATGTAAGTTCCACCAGAAGCGTTGCCAT